GCTGCCCGAACGCCCATGCGGCCGCTCAGGAATGGCGCCATATCGCTCCACCAATAGCTTGAGAACCGCGACCCCATCATCCTTGTGATCGCGGCTGGGCACATCGATATCCAGCGCCCACACGCCAGAGCCGGAAGGAATCACCTTCCAGTTGCAGCGCGGATACGCAAAGGACCAGCGGTCGAGCTGGTCCAGATCCGTCGTTGCCGCATCGATGTATCCGACCCAAAAGCCCTTCTTGCTCCGCGTCGCAGGCACGCAGCGCCACCCGAGAAGGGCGACGCGCTCAATGTCTGGATGGAGCCTTGATTGCAGCGCGGCGCTCACTGGCGCACCGGGAAATATTTCCGGTGAATGCGCAGCACCTTCTTGGCCAAGCGGCGGTCAATCAGATCGCCCATGCGGTGGTGGGCCAAGTTAGTAACTGTTCGGGCATCAGCCATCGAAACTTCGATATGATTATTGCGCCACAAATCATAAGCGCACTCAATGGCCCGAACGCGAAGCTCATATACTTGCATTATTCACGTCTCCACCGTTGATGGAGCCGGAAAGGCATGGCATATTGCGGGCGTTACCCCGACTGATGCCGCCGTCACGGCTAGGTTGTGCGCCCGGTCTGGTCCCCACCAGCCGGGCGCTTTTCATTTAGCCTCAGTTGTCCCGTTCTGTCCACCTTTGATCGGGACGAACATCGTAACCTTTCGGTATCCGACCTGACGCGCAACAACGTCGGGGATCTCCTTTGCGCCATTCATGATCTGACTGATCATGGCGCCTGAGTATCCCGTCTTCGCTGCCAGCTTGGCCTGCCCGCCGCGTGGCGCGCAGTAGTCCAAAAGCAGCGCATACATCTGCGCTTTCGTGATCATGCCATCCTCCCCATGATGCCAATGCCCCATGAGCCGATCAGCGCCGCCTCTGCACGCCCATCGTCCTTGACGCGGGCGAACCGCGTGGCGTGAGAAGGGAAGCACTGCATGGCACGGGTGCGAGACACGCCCTTGTCTCCCTTGGCCGGCATCTGCATTCCACGCTTCCACACGTCTGGACGCACCAGAGTGTAGGGGATGGCGAGTGCGGCCAAGATACCTTCGATGGTGCCGAAGCCGCGCCCGAAGCTGAAGGCGCCAACAGCGCCTTCGCCTGGCCGCGTCGCAACTTCCTCCAGAAAGACGTGAACTGGACGGTTATCGATCAGCATCCGGGCCAGGGCAGCGCCTGCAAGACGCTTACGCATGGTCTTGCCAACCTTAACTTCATTCATCGGCAGATCCTCGACGCTGCACAGCTCGCCATTGTCAGCGAGCCATGCGATGGCGCCGGATACGCCGGGGTCAATGGAAGCGATCATTGCCTGATCTCCACCATCCGACACAACGCCAGCACCACCGAAACCGGCAAATGAATAATCGGCTGATTCCCTTTCGGATCGGCTTTCTCAATGGCTGCTTCGCAGACGGCCTGTAGATTTTGAATATCTTGCGGGCGCATCAGAACAGCTTTCCTTGACGAGCTTCGGCTTCGATGCGGCGGCAGGCGGTGTCGAAATGTATAGGGTCCATCTCCACGCCAACGAACCGGCGGCCTAGGTTCAGCGCGGCTACGCCAGTCGTGCCGCTTCCCATGAATGGGTCGAAGATAGTCTCTCCTTCATCCGAGAAGTCGGCCACCCAGCGTTGCACCAGCGGCAAAGGCTTCTGCGTAGGATGCTCGCCACTGATTTTGGGATAATTCCAAACGGCATGATGGCCACCTCCATTCCACCGCTTCTTCCCGTCGCGATGCAGGATAGCTACCGCCTCCCATCCTGTTCCCGGCCGGTCGCCAGTGAACTGCGGGGCGCCGTTCGGCTTGATCCATACGCCCAAGCGCACCAGAGGCAAACCAGCATCCTCCAATTTGGCGGCGTGCTTCCATTCGCAGGTCAGCAGTACCCAGCGCCGCGCCATGGCCACCCAGCGAAGGCAATCATCCCTGAACTCGGACGAGGTGATGCTGGCGAAGTCGACTAGGACCTTATCAGCGCTCTTGGTCCTGGCCCCAGCATGGGTCTGCTCGCCATACGGCGGATCGGTAATAACGACATCCACTGCGCCAAGGGTTGGAGAAATCTCCCGACAATCCCCCAACCACAACTCTGCATCCCCAATCACCTCACGGCGCGGCGAAACGCTTAGCTTTTCAACGATGTTCACTCCACAGGCCTCCGGTCATAGGCATCCAGCATCGCCTTGCGCTTGGCCCCGAAAGGGATCACAGGGCCAGCGTGTGCCGGAACCTTGGGGCTGGCTCGCCATGCCCAGCGCGGCAGGGGGAACAGAATGTCGCCCTCCGGGCTGATGGTGAAGTCAACGAACTCCTTCTGAGGCGCGATGGCACGCGGAATCAGATTGATGCGGGCTTCGATCTTCAGATTGCCGCTGCTATCGCTCAGCCTATCGGCGCCAACAGGTGTCAACCTAAGCCGGCATTCGCTCCTGGCGTCGTTGACGATGATGGCAACCCGCTCATCAGCTTCCCAGCCCATATAGTCCACCATCGCTGCGTTGAAGTAGATGGTCAGGCGGGGCGTGCTATTCTTCGGGAACCGGCACCACACGCTGAGCTTTGGCGATGCCCGCTTGTAGACCTTCGTCATCACTTCGTCCTCCACAGATAAACCCCGCAGGCGGTGCACCAGGCGATGGTGACGAGCAGGGTAGCGGCGGTGAGGGTGTAGAGGGCGATCATGACAGTGCGTCCAGTGCGCGCTGAGCGCGGGCGCGTTCGGTGGTGCAGAGGCCGGGATCGTTGGCTAGTTCGCGGAGGCTGGTACGAACGGGGTCTAGGGGGTCGGGGATGACAGGCGGCCATGCGAGGCCGGCTGCGGTGTAGATGGCGCGGCAAAAGAATGGAATATCTCGGGGGGATACATAAGATCCACTTTTCGTGGTTTTCAAAAATACCCAACCTTCATGCTTTGAGTCCCCAAAAGACTTTTCCACAACAATATTATCCCCATCCAAATCATTTAGTCGGATAATCTCACTCACTTCCCACTTTCCTTCTTCCCAGACTGTTCCAAAACCTCCAGCGTCACCCCGGCGCGCTTGGCCTGGGGCATGCGGGATATGGCGGGCCAGTAGATGGCGGGGATTCGGTTGCGACTCCGCCAGTTGTGCACGTCGCTGATGGGTCGGCTGGTTGCCGTGGCCACCGTCTGGCAGCCCCCAAGGCTTTCTGTGATCTGCTTAACGTCCATCCGCTCTCTCCTGATGACGCCAGCACCATGCCATGCATTTTGATGGGTTTCAACCTATCTTTTCGATTGACCGTCGCGCGACGCGCCCATACTCTCCCATCACCAAAGCGGCACGGGGTCGCGGCGGGAAGGAGAGAGTGGGATGACAGAGCGGCAGAAGAAATTGGTTCACCTTCTCAAGAATGAGTTTCCTGAGATGTGGATTCATACATACGACCTTGGTTGTTATCATGCTGCTTGCCTGTCAAAAGAGGTCGATGGCGAAAGGAAAAATAAGGCTTGGCATCTGTTCAAGTTTAACGAATTTCCAACCAAAACTCAGTACGAGACACTGACTTCTAATATGCGGGAGTTTTTGAAGTGACCCGCCTCGCCCTCACCCCCACCGAGCGCGTCGCCTTCAACCCCCGCCACGCCATCGCGCGACACCTGAACAAAGCGAGCGATGCCATGCGGATTGCATTGGTCAAGCAGGGCTATGACCGGTTCGAGGCTATCGAGGAGGCTCGTATCCGTCTTGATATGGCGCGGATGATCCGCACGCAGGGTGTTGGAAAGGAGTGGGTGGTATGAGCGGCACGCTGTCGTGCATTCCATACGATATCGCTGTTGATGTGCTGGCTACGCTGCGCGCCCAGGCGGCAGCAGAATTGGCCTCAGCAGCCGACAAGTCTCCAGAGATTGCTGCCTACTATAAAGGTCAGGCCGAGCGGATTACCGCGACGGCAGACGCGATGTTCAAAAACATGACCTATCGGAGCGCCACCCCATGACCGACCGCCGCGACCCATCCCACATCCGATTCTTCCAAGGCGTGCTGTTCGCAGTCGCTGTCATGGCGGTGATCGGCGCCTTTGTGTTCGGATAGGTGTTGCGCGACAATCGCGCGACGTGTATTGAGGTTGAGGGCAGGGAAGCCCGAAGGAGGATAGAGTGGCAATTTATAAAGTTGTTGTTTCTGAGGAAGTGAAAACAAAATACACAGCTTATGTGGAGGCCGAAAACCAAGAATGTGCTGATCATTGGGCATCAATGGTCGAGTGCTTCGAATCGGTTGGAGTGGTTACTGATGAAATCGATATGGGGGGTGAGGTTGAGTATGTAGAACTAGAGAATTCAGTTCCGCCTGGTTTTAAGCTCAATAAGGCGCACAGCCTATGACCCCCCACAAGACCGCCGCCCTCATCCGGCGCGCCGCCAAGCAAGGCTGTGGCGTGGCTGAGTTGTGCCAGCTCGCCGGGCTGAACAAGTCCAGCGTGTATCGCTGGAACGCAGGAACCATGGTGCCGACGCGGGGGAACTTCGATCTCTTGCGGCAGGCTGTTGAGTTGGTGGAGGAAGAAGCCAAGGGCGTGCGCGGATGATCACGTATCACGCGGACCTCTTGCAGGGTTCTGATGAGTGGCTTCTGGCTCGCTGCGGTATTCTCACCGCATCTGAGATGAAGCTGATCATGACGACCAGCCTCAAACCGGCCAAGAACGACAAGAGCCGTTCTCATGTGTTCGAACTGCTGGCCCAGCGCATCACAGGTTATGTCGAGCCAGCTTATGTGACCGATGACATGCTGCGCGGACAGGAAGACGAGATTGAGGCTCGCCTGCTGTATGCGCAGAACTATGCCCCAGTCAGTGAGATGGGATTCATCACCAACGACCGCTGGGGCTTCACCATTGGATACTCGCCGGATG